GCGTGGCTTAGCGGCCCTTGGCTGTGATGCTGACGTTTCAGGCATGATCCCTATTCCGAGGTAGGTTGCAGTGCCTGATTTTACTACTTTTTATTCTTCTTGTGCAAAGGTATTGTGCTCATACTTCCTCCTGCGCAGTGCATTGAGCAGATGACCATAAGACAGTCCCGCTTAGCTTGGCAAAGAATTGGTCTTTTTCAACCATCCAGTCCCGTCCAACTTCATCTTTTGGAGCCTTTTTCCCGCAAGCAAAGTATCTATCTCCAATTGAGTAAATGGCTTGCTTGGTGCGTGTTGGTTGGTATCTGTACTCTGACAATTCAGCTTGGTCAATGCCCAAGGTGCTGGCGATAACTTTTTGAGTGCTCATCATTCCTCCTGCACAGCGCGTTGAGCGGCTTTGAGTGCCTGCTCTATGCGCTCAATGAACTCAACCAACTCGTTGAGGTCGGCAAACTTGGTGCCGTAGGCCTCGCCCACAAACGTGAGGGCAAAGTCGATGCCGCCATCGAAGCCCTCCTTGTAGTCTTTGTTTGTCATACGTATCTCCTTAAAAGTTGTAATATTCTGCGCAGATGGGGCCAATGCCGCGAGCAATGCTGTCGCTGTCAGTCAATNNACGGCCACAGATGGCGCAAGCGCCNAATTTCATGCCGTAGGCTATGGCGGCTTGCTTGGGGTCGCTGGAGACCGCCACAATGCGCTCTGCCGCCTCTGTGGTGCAGTCGCGTGATGTAAAGAGGCGGCCACCCATGACCTTGCCCAAGTACACGCCATCTTCTTTGTTTTTGATGTAGATGGCACCAGCGTTTGCGCTTGCCTCGCCAGCGGGGCTGAAAACAAAAGTATCAAGGCGCAATTTGGGGTGCTTAACCCCAGCTTGCTTGGCGGTGTTGAATGCCACCTCGATAGCCTCNACGGTCACNACAGGNGCTGACGTGGCGCGAGCGGCTTGCTCCACAACGCGGNTGGCTTTGCGCTCGACGTCCTGCACGGTCAGGCGCTGAACTGTAGCAAACTGCTTTTCAGTCAATGAGCCGTATTTGGTGAGAGCGTCAAGCATAGCGCGGGCAAACTCAAAGCGCTCTGCGCTGGACTCCATCCACGCTGTTTCAGCAGGGTTAGCAATTTTCCATTCAGCGGCTTTAGTGGCTTGGGCATCAGCCTTGGCGGTTACGCGGCGTTGTGCGCCAGCCTTTGCCTTGGCACGGGTGGCAGGAGAGGTTTTGAAAGACAGCTTGCCCTTGCCTTTGCAAGCAAAGCACTCGCCACTTTGGACGTTGATGTAACCGAAGGAAAAGCGGCCAGTGCCCCTGCACTTAGGGCAAGCTTGCTCGAAGTAAGTCACTTCGCTGGTTGCGGCGGCCACGGGCTTAGATGCGTAAATTGCACCCAAGTCATCAGCCATGTCGCTGAGAAAATTTGTTGCTGTAGTCATATCGCTCCTTGTTCGCTGTTGGTTGTTAAATTGTCTTGAGACCATACTATAACGCATTTTAAACCGAATTGGTTGACGCTGGTTTACAAATAAATAAATATATTTTCGGCAATAAGTAGGTAAGGGGGCAAAAGCCCCCTACCTTTTGACCTTGACTTATGCGGCAACAAGCTCCTCAATGTCAATGACGTTTTGCTTCAAGTTAGCCATGCCGTCAGCCAGCGACCACAAAGCACGGTTGAGCCTGACGTTCTCGTTGACGCCAGCCACAGCGCGTGTGGTGAGGCGGCGGCCAGTCTTGGCGCGTCCATGTACACCACCTTTGACCAAGGACTCTTGCACGCGGTTAAACGTCGTCCACAGGTCATTCTTGCGGTCATCCCAGCGGTTGGGGATCAACACGCGGTCAGCGGTCACAGGGGCTTGGTCTTGCTCCCAGCGCAAAGACAAAGCGGCGTTAGCAAACAAGGTCTGCTCGTCAGGAGACAGGACGATGGACTTGAACGTGTCCAAGCGCTCTTGGGCGATTTGCAGGTCGTCGAGGATACGTGTGGCACCCTCGATAACGTTATCCACTACGTTGCCACTGTGGCGCACGCGGATGTCGTTGGTCACGTCACCAGCAATCAGGCCGTTGTTGCAAACAAAGCGGAAGAAGCCTGACAACAACTGGTAGCTGGAGCTACCGTCGTGGCTGTTGAGCAGGATGATCTCGCCCACCTCACCGTCAGAGGCGGCGGCATCGGCGTGGCGCAGGCGAACCATGTGCTTGGTGTGCTCACGCTTGCTGATGTCGCGTACACGGGTCTGCTGAACCTCAAAGGGCTGGAAGCCCTCGCGGCGCAGGCCGTCGATCACTGCAATGGTGGGGATGAACGTGTAGCGCTCACCACGGGACTCATGGGCACCATCTGCCACCACGCTGGGGGCGTAGTAAGCAATTTGGTCATTGGTCAAAGGCTGGTTTGAACGGTGGCCTTGGAAAGGGGTAGATTTGCTGTAACGGTACATTTTNAATTCCTTCGCTGTTGTTGAAAAAGTTAACTGTTTTGTCCTGAGACCATACTATAACGCATGTTAAACCGAGTCGGTTGACAAGGTTTCAACCTTTTTTAAAATCTTTTAAATAAACCACAAATTCAGCCAAGGTGCCCTTGTCGTCGCGCACCCAGTATTCTGCTTCGTGCAAGATGTAGTCACAACCGTGGTCAAAGCCTGAGTGGTAGCCGTCATTCACGGCGTTGGTCAAAGCCTGCTTGGCAATTTCATTAAGCTCAGTAATGGGCTTGCGCGTGTTTGCGGCCACGGGCTTTTCGCAATGCATGTGTACGCTTTGAAACTTGTCAAACGTCTCGTCAAGATCGTTAAATGAGGTTACGCCCATCTTGATCTGCTGTTCAAAGCCGCAATGCTTGCAAAGCATAACGTTGTTATCCAGCAACATATGATCAAGCTCTGTTTCAGGCCTGATCACGACGACGCCTTGTTTGAGAAATGTTTGAATATCTTGGTTGACGCGGCGGTTAAATTCTTTTTGTTCCATGGTGGATCCTTAAAGTGAAAAAGTAAATTCATTGGAGCGCAAGAAATCGCGCTGGGGTGTTGTTGCCAGCACCCATGACATAGGGTACTTGGTAATGAATGCCTGCAACCTACGCCGATTTGTGGGCGTAGGCAGGCGTCGGTAGGTGTTAATCAACTTTCGCATGCTGTCTCTCCTTAGATAGCGTCAACGCCACACACCAGCGAGGTGGATGGGATGGTTTTGTAAGCCTTGAGGGCTTTTTCGGTCAAGCCTGTGTCAGCCTCAAGCGTAGCAAAGTTAATTGCGTAGTTGGTGCGTGAGGAAATGGTAGCCACATAGGCTTGGCCAATGTAGGTTTTTTTGCCGTCAGGCAGGGTGGCCATGTCCTTGAGTTGGTCTTTGATCTGCTTTTCGTGGGCTTGCAGTTCTTTGATGCGCTTGTCGATGTCGCCGAGGGTGTCAACTAATGTGCTGATGATGAGGTCGTTTTTCATGGTTTACTTTCGCTGTTGGTTTAGAGGATTGTAGTTTAACTACAAGACATACAACGCAATACGTTTTATGCTGGTTGACATGATTATTTTACAATTCTGTTGTTTTTCTCCAAATCTAACAAAACTTGGGTGTCGTCCAGCAAATCAGCCTCGCTGTAGCCGTAGTGTTTGACAAAGCCTTTGGTTCCAAGGCCATGTAGGCCCGTCTTGCCTCGGTGGTGCTCAGGGCATAGGGGTATGACGTCCATGTGGCTCGAGCGCCTCCCTGCCCCTGTTCCCGCCCTCGGATGATGCAACTCAGCAGGGGTGCCCTCGTAACCCGTGCGGCGGCATACCGCGCACCCAAGATCGGCTACCCTGTCCATGTGCTTCTTCTCGGCCACCGTTGTCATTGCTTGGGCTCCTTGGGCTGTTGCGTGGCCGCTATGCTCTGTCGCAGTATTGGCCTCAACCATTTGGCACCGCCAAGTTTCTTCCACTCTATCCATTCGCTCATCGTTGCGCGTACCGCAATTGTTTTTCCGCTTTTGGTGTATTCGCTTTTAGGTCTTGGCATCATTTGTCTTTCGGTAAAGGGGGAAAACCTCACCACCCCAAATTCGTTTTGTTTCCATCGCATCGGCTTCGGTATCAAAATACTTTTGCTCGTACCCTGATTGAAGCCACACCCATTTAAATAGGCTATACATAGTCGCCCTCCGACGTGTGCTGGTGGAGGCGCTGTTCCAAACGTTTTATGCGTGCCGAGTTGTATTGAATGTGCGCCTGCGCAAGCTCAGAGGCGGTTTCTGCCTCAAGCAAACGCATGTGAGCGTCTCGCAGTTCAACTGCAATGACTTCTCGGACAAATCGTTGCCGCAATACATCTTTAAAATATTTTAAAGTTGAGTCACGAAATCCCATCTTGCTCCTCCTTGCTTTTCAATTTCAATTGGATGGTGATGTGCTCCTCCTCTGACATGCGTTGCGTCATTGCCTTGCTTAGCTCAATCAATTCTTTTCTAACCTGCGCCAGCCTCTCTTCCAAAGCGGGCTTTGGCGCATCGGTGGTAAAAGTTTTTTTCCACTCTTCAAAATTATTTTCTTTGATCATGTGTTTTTCTCCTTCAAAATTTTTTGTAAAGCCTCAGCAAAAGCCCACACCCTATCAATCCACTCATCTTCTATTGGAGTTCCATGCCAAGCCTCAATCATTTCTTGATTAGTAAAATTAACCCAAGGACGGACGTACTGCTGAATGTCATCGTCTTCTTCAATCATGCTTCATCCTCTTGTTTTCCATTGTTTGAAATTTTTTCAATTAAATAATTATTGAGAGGCTCAATGTATTTTGATAAACCGTGAACAATAAAAAATTCTTCAGTCCATTTTTCAAATTGCAGATTGTTTTCGTTTTCCAGTTCTTCATTTTTGTGGCATCGCGTTACCTCCATCTGTAGCATCAACACCTTAAACTCTAAACTGGCAACGTCGTCGCGCAAGCCAAGTATTATTTTTTTTGCATCCCTAAATGCCTCGTCAAGTTTTTTTTCATATTCAGCTTTAACTTCGTTAAAAACTTTTTCCCGATACTCGTTGTAAAACTCTTGCGCTGTTTTTGGTTTCAACATTGTCATCTTGACGCTCTCTTTCCTTATGTTTGACATACGTTCAATATCGTTAAATGCTTCGTCCTCTTCAGTCATGGTCTCGCTCCTTTGGTTCATGTCTAATTTTTTAATTTCAAGTTGCGCAACAACAATACTTCTTGTATTTCTTTAATGCTTTTTTTTCCAAGATTTTGTATCCTAATTAAATTGCGTGGAGAGTATTCAATAAGCTGTTCTATAAATTTAATGTTTTCTGACAATAAACAATTTTCTGAACGCGCCGTCAAATTCAAATCTTGAATTGAAGTTCCAGTTGTAATTTCAAGTGTCGGATTTTTTTGGCTTTTGCGTATGGCTGAGGCAAGTACCTCCCGCGCCGCAAAAATTCTATAAAAAGCTTCTGAGCCCGTTGGGGGGGATATTTCCCGCAATAAGTCCAGCGCAACTTCGCAGGCTACGTAAGTTGGTTCAGTGGGGTAATTAAGATTCATGGTCGCGCTCCTTTGGTTCAACGTCTTCAACTGGCCAAGATGAATTTCTTCGCCTTCTAAGTTCTTTTGCAAACTTCAACGCAGTCAAAACAAATTGGTCGCCTTGCGCCATTGCCTGTTGCGCCATGTTTTGCTCGATGTGCAAAATAAATTGATCAAGCTCGTTCATACCGTCACCCTGAACTCTTGTCTTGCGTTTGCCTGCTCAGTGCGCCATATCTCAACGCGTAGCTCAGCGGCCTTCAAATCCCACCGAAGCTTTTCTTCGATTTCGGTTGCGGCTTTAATGCCGTCAATAAATGACTTGTAATCATCATGCGCATATGCGTCACGCTCTTGTGCTGAAATTACCTTGTGCCCGCTATCAATCATCAAGCGTGATTTCAAAGACTTGGCGTAATATTCCAACGCAGTACGCTCTGCTTTTGCTTTGGCAAAGTGTTTAGCATTCAACAGAATGTAATCAACTGCCTTATGTGGGTCGTGTTCTTCGCTCATTGTTTCGCTCCAAAAATAATTGTGAATATAAAAACCACTACTGCTACAAAAATCAAAGCCCAAATAATTGCGCCAGTTAACAGCACAACGTTTATTGCTATATCAATCATTCAGTACCTCCTTTAACCAAACTTTTAACATGCCTCCTTTTTCTACTGCCCAATAAATTCTCAAGTCCACAATCTGACTGTCGTCGTTATAAATGCCCGCATGCGTTAACGAGTCCAGCGTTGCCTTAAGCAAGTTGTCCAAGTCGCGCACGCGGTTGTCAGGACGCCATGCCTCAATCTCGACAACTAACTTGCCCTTGATGGGTGCCACGCCGCGATCCATCAGTAACGCAGTGACAGCCTCACGGTATGCGCGGCCCTCTTGGCTGATCAGCATGCGCCCTTGGTAGGTGCGCCAATATCGGTTCACACTTGGTGGCCAAGGCAAGACAATTTCATTTTGTTTTTGCACGTTCAATCTCCATTCTTTTAACAAGATCAGCGCTTGCTCCAACTCCTCGACGCTTATCAATGTCACGCTTGACTCCTGCCCACCAAGATAGTGCGTTGTCTAAGCCTACCTCGCCAATCTTGCGCAGACGCCTCGATATCCACTCCCTTGCCTCGCATTGGCGCATGTGTTCCAAGGTCTCCTGTGACATGGAGGAGGAGGGTGATGAAATCCTCGGCGCAAGGTTCCCCCTCACGGGCTTTGTCAAGGATTTGGTTCGCTTCATACTTGTCCATCAAAACGGCTCGTCATCTATTTCGCTGAAAGGCTTGACTGGTGGGTGCTTAAAAGTCACCTTTGGGGTTGCCGATAACCCGTAGTCAGGATCCTTGCCCCACGCATGCGCTGAGCACTTGCGCCAACCCATGTTGACCGACCAAGGCTTGCCGCACCCTGCAACTTGGCACATCAAGGATCTGCTCTCTGATGCGTCCATGTCAAACTTGTCTGCTTTTGGTTTCTCGAAGCTCATTTGTTGTACTTCCCATCAATGATTTTTTGAAAATTGGTCGCGTTGACCACCCACTCAAGATCAGGCACCCATACTCGCCCGTTGGTTTCAAAGCCTTTAGCCAGCTTGGTGTCCTCGGCGATGTAATCGAAAAAGCTTGCCCACCACGTCAAACCCTCAGGAACGGTTCTATATCCCTTTTTTGAGAATTCCGAGGGCTTGGATGCCTGCACCCATCTTTGACGCAAAGACGCCTGCCTTGCACCCTCCCATACCCTTGGTTGAACAAGATGCGGTAACTTGGTTTGCCAAAGCTTCAAAATTTGCTTGTGCGGGCAGGTTGGGAACGTAGTTCCCGACAAAGAAGCTTTAGCTTCTTTAATTGTGTCTTGTGTCTTGTGTTCTGTGTTATGTGTAGCATTGCTATCGGATTGCGTTGGCAATGCGTTCGCATCTTTGACCTTATCCCACCTAGCCTTTGCACTTGCGCTGGCCTTTTCGCTCTTCTCGCCAGTCTTGGCTATTTCTTTGTTCGCCCTGTGATGCACCCACCCATCATCTGTGCACTCGAAATACTCCTGCAATACCGTCGCAATGCAATCGCTATGCGAACGCATCCTGATTTGCCGTGCAACCTGAGTTAAATCGGTGGGTATAGGGGTCTCGTGGAGGTAGTACCAATCAAGCAAGCGCCTGTAGGTCAAGTCCTCGAGCGGCTCAAGGTGTGCCGTGTGGGACTGGTAGTCACCGATGTTGAATTGGTAATAGTGCATAAAACCTCGCGCTGTTGGTCATCTGTACAAAAAGAAATTGTGGTCGTATCGTAGCATAACGTTTAACACTACGCCTTAGTTGACTTGGGGCGGCCACCCTTTTGGCCAACCTGTCGATTGATTGATACCTGATGCTTGCGGTTCATTAAGTCGCGGTCAATGGCATCGTCGTGCCAACAATCATCCTCTTTGCTGAGCACAAAGAACTCTAGCAACACGCTTAGCGTGTCGTCCTTGTCGCCCATGTCCATAGCATCAACAAGTTCCTCCATGTTGTTTGGCAGGGGGCTTTCGTTAAGGTAGTACAGGTCAATCAGCTTGCGGTAAATAAGCTCCTTGTGCACGCTAAGGTTGCCCGTCTTTTCGTAAAACTCAGGGATGTTGAATTTGTACCAATTCATTTGACGGCTCCATAAAGTTCAGGCAACAAATCAACACGTTTAACCATGCGTAAGGTGTGTCGCTCGATCTCCATAGCTAAGCGTGGTGATGGTTGGCGTTTACCTGTGAGAATGAGTGACAACCACGTTTTGCTAATACCGAGTTGCCTTGCAAGCAATGACTGCGCACCTCGCGGCTTGTCTTTAAAATATTCTTGTAGCGTCATTTTGATTTCCTTGTTATATTCTTCCATGTTACACTAATTTGGAGCGCGTCAACCGTTTTGTGTATCAACGCGTTAAACATTCAAAGAAAGCGAATCATGGACAAAGATCAAGAAGATGCAGAGAGATTGCAAAAAGCGTTATTGAAAAAACAGAGCACGTTTGATTGGGATTCTTTTGCGCTTGGCGCAATACTCCTCGCTTGTGTGCTTGGAGCCGTTTTTATTGTGGAAGATATATTGAACTGGATGTATTTTTATGACTAACGACAGTGAAGTGATAGAACTTTTTGTAGACAGAATGCGCGTGTTAGAGGAGGCTTTGCAAAAGGCTGAGGCTGGTGCCGCTACCCCCGACGATTGGGTTTTGATCCGCGCAGAATGCGGCATGCCTAAGAGTCAATTTTTGGAAAACTTAACAAGGAATGAACATGAGTCTTATAGCGTCTGACAGCGGTGGTGGTGGCTTTACGCCAGTACCCGCAGGTATGCACCTAGCGCGGTGCTACCGAATTGTGGATCTTGGCACCCAAGAGGTCACCTACAAGGGTGACACCAAGTTCCAACACAAAGTCATGCTTCAGTTTGAGGTGCATGGCGAGGATGACTCAGGTGCACCATTGGTCACCGACAAGGGTGAGCCAATGTCCATCAGCAAGAATTTCACGTTGAGCCTCGGCGAAAAAGCCACCTTGCGTGCTGACTTGGAAGCTTGGCGCGGGCGTGCATTTACCCCTGAAGAGCTTCAAGGTTTTAACATNGAGAANNTGCTTGGNGTGTGGGCAATGCTTGCCATATCCAAAGAGACTGGCCAAGACGGCAAGCAGTACACCAACATCAAAAACATCAATCCTGTGCCCAAGGTGTTGAAAGACACCGTGCCCCTTGGTTTTAACAAGATTGCGATGTTCTCCATCTCAAACCCCGACATGGCTCTGTTTGAAACGTTTGGTAAGAACACCAAGGCCAAGATTGAGAAGTCTCCTGAGTGGCAGGCGGCCATCAAGCGCGGCTACGCAACACCCGCATCTAGTGGCGGCTCGGGCTTTGACGACATGATTGACGATATACCGTTTTAAGCCATGACACAACTTGCGCTTTTTCCCGAAGATAAACGCAAGCCGCGTCGTATCTGTGAATGTTGCGGAGCCAAAATTGTTGAGTACAAACATTCATTCAGCAAAGCTCTTGCAGTTGGTTTAGGCCGATTGCATTTTTTTGCTGGCGGGCCAATCAACCTTAAAAATTTAGGATTGACAAGAAACCAATGGGACAACTTTCAAAAGTTGCGATATTGGGGATTGGTAAATAAAGCCAGCAAAGCAGATGGAACTCGCGCAGGCGGCGAATGGGCTCTAACCAAAAAAGGCGTTGACTTTATAGAAAAAGGAATTGGCATAACCAAATCGGTTTGGACATACAGGGGTGAAGCCGTTCGATTTGAGGGCGATATTTGTTTTTATTTGGATAACCATGAACCCAAATACAAACGCCGAAAAAAATATGCACAGGAATCAAAACCACATAAAGGAGAAACATGAGCGATATACAAAAAACCACATTGGAAAAAGCAGTTAAGTTGCTTAACGCGTTAAAAGTGAAATATGCAATTATTGATTTTGATGGGAACCTTATTGGCAACCTTGAGGTCAAACAAGAAGAAATCAAAAGAAAAAGGTCGCCAAGCAAGTATGAGCATGGGGCGCTTGCAAATTACGTGCGGCCTTATCTGATGAATTTGGAAGTTGGTGGAGTTGCAATTATTCCTGACGGCAATTTTGATGTGCACACCTTGGGTAAGTCCATTTCATCTACGGCCTGCGGTTTATGGGGCAACGGAAACGCAACACAAACAACCAACTTTAGCGCACGCACGGTTGAATTAATGAGGGTTGGATGATGACCATTGAAGCAAAAGAACCACGCGCAAGCGAGTCAAACCATTGGTACACCCGCGAGGGTGCGCCCATGTACACCGTGGAGGCCGTCAAGGGTGGCCAACGCAACACAACCCTGCGGGATGCCCGCAAGCTCAGCTTGGTGCCCAGCGTCACCACGGTGCTCAATGTGGCCGCTAAGCCTGCATTGACCATGTGGCTACAGAAGCAGGTCTTGCTGGCCGCTCTGACGCTCCCTAAGCGTGATAACGAGCCTGAGGACGACTACATAGCGCGGATCCTCGAGGACAGCAAGGAGCAGGGGCGCTCAGCGGCTGATGCAGGCACAAACATCCACACGTCAATCCAATCCTTTTATGAGGGTAAGCCCGCATCTGCAACCCAGCACGTCGAACACGTTGTTGGTGCTGACCACCGTATAACTGAAGCCTTTGGTTTTCAGTCTTGGATAGCCGAAAAGGCGTTTGCCAATGAGCATGGTTTTGGTGGAAAGTGTGACCTGCACTCGACAGCAGACGGCGGCGTTGTCATAGATATTAAAACTAAAGAGTTCTTTGACCCAGCAAAGGTCGAGGGATACGACGAGCACCTGATGCAGTTAGCGGCGTACAGAATTGGTTTGGGGCTCCACAACGCCCGCTGTGCCAATGTATTTGTCAGTCGCAGTGTCAAGGGCTTGGTGGTGGTCAAGGAGTGGTCACAAGAGGATCTAGAGCGCGGGTGGGACATGTTCATGCACCTGCTCCAATTTTGGCAATTGAAAAACAAACACAAGTGAGGCTGTATGCTGACCGAAAGCAAAATCAGAGAGATATTTTTTCACAGTGGTCACCCGCGTGTAGGCGCGGTGTTGGCCACCGACATTGACTACATCCAGTTTGCGGAAAAATTGGAAAAGGCAGTGGAGTACGAAAAGACTGAGCGGGCGTACCGTGAGGCAATTTCGTTTGTTTCAAGCTTGAATGAGAATGTCGGCGCTCAATTAAATGGGTGGGCCGAAGAAAAGTTGAAAAAATACAGATAAAAAAAACCCCACCGAAGTGGGGCAAAGGAGCAGGCAACTGCTTCACCCATGATACCGCCCATAGGCGTCTTTGTAGATGCCGTTGGGCTTTCTTTCTTGGTACTGGCTCAACCCGCCACTTGGCGGTCTTGGCGGTGTATTGGCTGGCTTAGGCGCTGGCTTAGCAGGCTTGCTCTCTCTGCTTCTGAAATAATCAATGACCGCGACGGCAAGGCCACCGCCAATGCCTACGGCCTTCAGGGCGGCTGTGATCGGGGTGCCGGGGGGCAACATAGCCAACGCCGCCGACACCGCCTCAGCGGCTGAAAGAACGCCCCCAACCGTATCCCCGCTGTTGAATCTCTTGGCCGCCTCATCTGCGGCCAGCGGTAGCGCAACACCCGACAGAGCCCCTATGGTCTTGCCAAACGCCTTGCCAGCAAACACGCCCGCCTTACCTAGCCCTGTTGGCGCACGTTTTGCCGCATCAGCTTCCATAGCCCTAGCCACCTCAACATCCCCGCCTAGCTCAGCGGCTGTTCTGCTTGAGGTCGCCATGTTTCTTGCGTGGGCTTTGGCGGCTTGTTCGCGTGCGCGTTGGGTCTCGGCCATTTCCTGACGGGCAACCTCTGCTTTACGCTCGGCCTCCAAAACGGCTTTGCTTTGGGACTGTTGTTCAGCGAGGAGCTTGGCGTTGCGCTCTTTGGCAATGTCGTCGGGGACGGCGAGTTGACCCGGGGCGGGCTCGGTCAAACTGAAATTGCCCAAGCCCATCTTTTCAAGCCTCTGCTTGGCGGCTGTGTTTTGATCAATGATCGCTTGGCCACCCTTTGGATTGTTTGACCGCATGTTCTCGGCCTGCATCTTCTGCTCCAAAGGCACGTCATTGCCACCCATGGTGCTCGTCCACTTTTGGGCACCCTTGAGGTCAGGCGGCGCTTTGTCTGCCAATTGGGCTTGTAGCTTGCGAAGATCTTCTTCGCGCAAGGCCACGTCTTGCTTGCGCCGAGCCAACAGATCATCAAGCTCATCCAACGCTTGAGTGGACTCGCCTGTAAATCGAAAGGAATTTCTGTTGCCAACCTCGCGCTGTTTTTCAGCCAAAAACAAATCACGCTTGGCTTTGTCAAGAGCCTCAGTTTGTTTATCCAACGTGTCTTTACCATACTGGCCAAGCAATACGCCTGCGGCTCCACTTGCGGCAACAGCCCCAGTTAGCTCAGGATTTTCTTTGGCGGCCTTGTATATGTCGGTGGCCGTTTTGTTGGCACTTTCATACATCGTTGGCTCGGGCGGGTTTTTTGCCGCCTCCTCTGCCTGCCCCACTACATTATTTTCATCAATAAATCCAAACTTTGGTGGCGGCTCCTGTGATTGAGTGACGTCCTCAATTGGCGCTTCAGCCTCCTCAGGTGGGGGTAGCTCACCAAACTTGCTTGATCCCGCCAACTTGATACCGCCTTGCGCGGGCGTCAAGTCACCCTTGTTTGCGTAGCCCACCGCGTCTGTATTGTGTATAGCATCAATGTCTTCGAGGTACTTGATTGTTTCGGCAGGCAAGGTCGAAAAGTCTTCATTGGACGCCAAGTATTTTTTTGCGGTTGCAAGACTTGAGTTGTAGGCAACCAACGCGGCGCGTGTGTTCCCTTTATACCTGTCCAAGTTTTCTCTGAGGATTTGTATGCCTGCCGCAATATTTTTTTCAGGGTCTGCCAAGTCCTCAATTGACATCTTGAGGCCCTTGGCGTTGACAGGATCTATTTGCATCAAACCAATTGCTCGACGGTTTGGGTCGCCCTTAATTGGTTGGCCAAGAGCATTGGGGTTAAATGAACTCTCACGAAAAGCAACAGCAAGAGCTAATTCAGGGTCAACGCCCATCTCCCTTGCCTTATCAGCAATTGCTAAGGCGTATTGTTTTTGTTCGGGCGATAGCTTGGCAAAGTCCATTATGAACCCGCTTTCTTAGATTCATTGAGACGCCTCTCAAGAGGCCCTTGGGCTCTTGGCGGGGCTTTTGCCGCAGGGGCGGGCGCAGACGCAGGAGGGGCAGACGCAGGAGGGGCTTTTGCCGCTGGCTTGCTTGTCCCAAAATAATGCGAGTACAGGCCGCTCATATGCTCATCGTATTCTTTAAACAATGTTTTGAATGGGCCGTCTTTTTGGCGATAAAAGTCTTGGACTGTACCTGTGGGGTTTTTCTGTTCATACTCGTAATAAGCGTCTGCAACGAGTTGGTCAAAATTGGCACGCGCCTCAATAACCTTGGCTTTCATGGCCACAGATTTGGGTGTGTCTGACAATGAGCCAACAAGGTTTGCAATCAAGCGGCGCTCAGCATCAGAGACTGCGCCTTGACCTTTGAGGTAGTCTTGCGCCGCCATAAGTTGTAGCTGGCCCTGTAACGAAACAACATACGAAGCGGCTTGGATTTCTTTCTCGGTGCCTCCTGCATTGCGTACGGCCTGCTCTAAACCTGCGGCCCCAAAGGAGCCCCTGTCTGTGAATTGGGCAACGGCAATTGCAATTGCGTTCAGGACGCCGGGCTTGTTCAGCACGCCAAAAGCGCCCATCGTCTCTTTGTCGGTTGCCAACCTGTAAGTGGTTTGAGCGGCCTGTTTTGTTGCCTGAGCCCGCGTTCCAGCGTCGTAAACTCTTACGCGGCTTGCTTTGTTTTCCTCGCGCTTGTCCAGCATGGCCTGCTCGGACTCTTTTTCAGAAAGTTTTTTCTGTGACGCGCTTTGGAAACCTGTAATTTGACCGTCAGCAGTTTTGCGCACGCCACCAAGACCATTTGCGGCGGCAAACTCCGCAACCGCTTGATCTTTTTGCTCTTCGGAGGCACCGCTTCTTTCAAGCTTATCCATCATCTGATCGTATTGAGCAGACGTGTCTTTGGTCATTTCCTGATCGCCAAGCACGCGTATGGGGCGCTTAATGCTTGCTTGGAACTTCACCACCCATGAACTTGAGATGGTGTCCCAAATACCCTCTGTACTTACCACTTGCGCATCACGCTGTAACTTGGACAGATCTGCAAGGGCTTTGCCAACCGTAGGGGCTACCACGTTATACATAGCAATGTCTGCGTCAGTGATGCGGCGCATGCGCCCTGACTGCATAACGTCAGGAGGGGGTGGTGCGGCACCAGCGCCTGCTGGCTTTGCTGGCGCGGCTTGAGCGGGGGATTGCGCAAGCGCAGGCGGTGCGGTGGATGCACCACCAAGGGTGGGCGCAACGGGAGGAGCGCCAGCGGAAGCGCCAGTAGGCATTGGCTTAGCTTGTGGGCCTCTGACAAAGTTAGCCATCAACTGTTGCTCAAGCCCGACTTGGCTCAACGCTTGGCGTTGCTTTGCCAAATCAAGTTGATCCTTGCCAATGTCGATTTGACGTTGATTTTCTTTTAGGTACGCATCACCATAAGCGCCGCCAATATTTCCAAGAGCTTCAATTGCGCTACCCGTAGACGCAGGCTTTGCGGCGGCTCTTGCTATGTCCAAATACATGGGGTTGAACGGTAAGTTTTGGCGGGCTTCTAATGATTTAGACAGCTTTGCAATTTGCGCATCAAGAGCCGCTCTGTCTGCGCTCATCTTCTCCATTGCTTTTGCTATGGGATCAACAGGCGCTTCCTCATCAATGGTGGCATTTGGTGCCACCCTTGTTGGGTTTTCAGCGGGTGACGCGGCTTGGCTTAAGCCGCCTTGAGGAGCTTGAAATTCGTCAGGTATGACTGCCATTTTTTTATCCTATTAGGTTGCCTTCGGCGTCATAAAAATTGCCGTCTTCATCATAAAAAACAGCGCCCTCGGGAACTTCTGAACCCGTTGAAGTGATAGAGCCACCCTCAGCCTTATTGGGTGGGTTAATAAGTCCTGACAGTTCAGATGGCTTGGTTTTTGGATCGTTGATTGCTTGGTACAGGGCGTACAGCGCAATCATGTCTTGTAGACCGCTGTTGCCGTACTGGCCAGCGGAGCCGGGGCTTGTGTCAGAGGACGTCTTCCCTACGGGCGTGTATTGGCCCTGCATTAGCTGTGAAAACTTTGTTGCCTGACTCATTGGGTAATCTAGCTTAGCCTGCTCGTTTGCTTGCGCAAGGCCACCTAATTCGGTCATGGTTTTGAGACCAGTTGTGCCAATTTGATTTTGCGTTTGGGCTGTTTGATTAAGAGCAGAGCCAGCTTGCACCGAACGGTTGAGGTCGTTTGACGCCGCACTCATGGCATCTGTGTAACCTTTGCTCAGTGCACCATACTGCTGGCCCGTCAAAGCACCTTGAATGTCTGCAAGCGTTTGCCCAGTTACGTTGGCCATGCGGCCTGAGCCAAAATTGCCTGATCCAATAGATGCGGCGTCCAGCGCAGGGAATACGTTCTCGCGGGAGTTTTTGTATGAAAGCCGCCCCATCTCATCCACCACATTTTTTGTGTATGGATTCATGTAGTTTTCAACAATCTGATTTGACCCTGTGTACCCAGCTTGGGTCAAAAGGTCTTGCCCTGTGCCAGCACTGCTTGCGCCTGCAAATGCGGCCTGTGGGGCCATGTTGATGGCCTGCTGAGTCAACGGCGACAGCCCAGCCACGCCACCTTGTTCAACGGCGTTTTTTCCGAGGTTTATGACGTCTTGCTGGTAGTCGGTCAGGTACTGAGGCGCAGTGTCTTGCGACGTCTTGACCGTCGTTATATTTGGTAAGGGATCGCCTTGAAACATGCCCATTATGTTGCCTCTTTCAGGTAAGCCAAGGGCGATTTAGCCTTTGGTGGAATTTTGCCAATTGGCGCTGATCGCTTGTGAGTGCGGATGGCCTCGCGAAACTTGTCTAACACTTCAGCGCCAGCTTTGTTTGACCCATTGCCTAGCGCGGCAACAACATCAGAGTCAATGACGTATTCTCCATCAGCCAGCATGGCAGGGATGTCGTCGCTTTGCCCATCCCCCTTGCCATTGACTGCCGCGCCTTGGCGGTAATCTTTGCGCCCTTGAACTATAGGCACATCTGCGGTCAGGTGGGGCAAGCCACCTCGCCTCATTTGCAAGCCGCCGTTTTGCGATTTTTCTTGGGGTTGCTTCACACCAAGCACCTCTAATGGGTCTTGTGGTACGCCATAAGTGAAATACGAAGAGTTGGATTGACTTGTTTGCGGCTGTGCAAAGCCACCGTCTGCCATAGGCTGATCCTCGACGGTATCCTCAACGGGGTCTTCGTGCTCCATCTCGTACCCAGCCACGCCCAAGTTTGTATACAACTCCTCTTGCTGGCTTGGCGTCATTGTTTGCAAGCCGCCCATAGTTGGCGTGACTGTTTTTGCTGGGCCCATACCAAAGTCAGTTGTGCGCTTAGGGATCGCTGGTGGCGTGTAAGCCGCAGGTTTGTAAGTTGACTCATTACCCTTAAAAGAATTGTAAAGAGTCATCAAACCAGCGGCACCCAATCCCGCGCCAGCAAGTGCCTTGATGTTGTCTGTGCTGAAAAGGTCTTTATAGTTGAAGCCGCTACCGCCGCTACCGCTTGAGGTCTTTGGAACGCCTGTGTAATTGGATGTGTCGTTATTAACTACTCCAGTTTCTGCTCGATAAGTTGGTTTTGTTGGATCTGCATTTGTTGGNAATTTTGAATCTTGCACCAACCGATAATCGCCATTTGAATCAATGGCAAATTTTCGGCCATCTTCATCTTCCATGAGAACTTCGTCATCTTTTAAGTCGTATGAATCGTAATAGCTCGAGTTGTCGTTGTTGACTGACGTGTAATATTCTGAGTTGTCGTTATTAACAGCATAATCATTTGAGTTGTAATAGTTTGAATCAGAATTGTTAACGTCATAGTCATCTGAGTTGTAATACCCTGAACTATTGCTGTTGGTTTGATAGTCATCCACATAATCTTCGTCTAGAGAATCATAAGCGCCGCCGCCTGTGTAGAAATGCGGCAAGCCGCCTTTTTTCATTTGTTGCACTTGGCCACCTCGTTTGTAATCATCTAAATAGCTTAAATCGGATTCGTAATCGTTATAAAACGGCTCNTCGTAGTAGCCGGGGTCATAGTCAAAGTCATACCCATAGTCGGGCTCTTCGTATGTGAAATCATCTAAATAACTTAAATCAGGCTCAATATACGGTGGGGGCTCTTCATAATAGCCAAGGTCATGGTCAAAGTCATAACCATAATCAGGCTCCTCATNTGCCGACTCAAGCAAAGTAAATGAGCCGTCATCGCCAACAAAAAACAAGTTNCCTGCGTCGTCGTAGGCTTCATATCCACCAGCATTGCTGTCTTCGTAAGCTGGCTCTTCATAAGCGGGTTCTTCATAAGCGGACTCGACTAAGTCGTATGACCCGTCCTCATTAACGTGCCATAGATTTCCGTCGGCGTCGCGGGCTTCATAGCCACCAGCATTGCTGTCCTCGTAAGCAGGCTGTTCATACGCGGGCTCTTCGGATGCGGACTCAATTAAATTGAACGATCCATCATCACCAACAAACCACAAGTTACCTGCATCGTCATAAGCCTCATAGCCGCCAACATCGCCGCCAGTGTCTAAGGCTGTGTCGCCGTAATTATTGTCAGCGTATTCTGTGCCGCCACCTTCCTCGTTGCCGCCAATGTATGTTGGCTCACCCACAGCATTACCTTCGGCGTCGGCGGGCGTGTAGGATCCATCTGCGTTAGCCAAAAATAAGTTGCCATTTTCATCTTGCACAAGCACTGGTGAGGGCTCTGCGCTTCCTGTTGGATCATCGAACATTGACTCATCAATGGTGCTGGCCTCAGCAGGGGTGTTGTTGGGGATGGTGTTGTAATCTAAACCAAGCTCAGTGCCTGTATCAGTTTCTTCAGGGCTGTAACCAAATAGGTCATAGTCCTCCTCAGAAATGTCTTCATCAACTTCTGCGGAACGAATCAAGACGGGCTTGTCGTCAATCATTTTGTAAATATTGCCTAAGTCGTCTTGGACGTACTCATCTTCAAAATCAAACATTGACTCATCAATAGTGCCAGCCTCAGCAGGCGTGTTGTTGGGAATAACGTTTTCTTCTAACCCAAGCTTTTGTCCCTGATCAAGAGGATCATCAAACATTGACTCATCAATGGTGCTTGCTCTTGCTGGGGTGTTGTTGGGAATTGTGTTGGTAGGTAAGCCAACCTTTGTGCCCTGATCAAACGAGCCAGCCAACGCGTTGTGATCTGCCGCCGCCTTTGCGGTGTTTGCCGCCGCAACCCGCGCGTCTTGTTCTTTTTGTAACGCAGGCGGTATTACTACCGAGGTAGGGGGCTTAACCACTGGTGCGGCTGGTGCGGCTGGTGAGGTTGTCGGCTTGGTTACAGGAGCAGTTGTTGTATTTGTTGCAGGCGCGGCAGGCTTATTGTAATAATCAATAATTGCTTTGGCCGCCAAAGCGGTGCCGCCAACGACGGCGGCATTTTTAAGCGTATCGGTTATTGGGTTGGTTTTGGGTGCCGCTGGCGCTGTGGGGGGCGCTGATGTTGTTGACGTTGTTGTGGTTGTTGGTGCAATTACCGAAGTGCCCGATCCAGCGGACGTGTTGATTGATGAGGATGGCACATAGGGTGCAGAAGCAACAGGCGTAGTGTCAACCGTTGTAGGCTTTATAACGCTGGTCAACTTGCGTTTGGGGGCAAGAAAAAGCGTATTCCTTTTCTTTTGTAGTTTTGCAATATCTACCATTTTTGCTTCCTATACGGGCGTGAGAATGCCAGTTGGTTTGGTCACAGGCGTCAGCATACCAGTCGGTTTTGGCACAGGCGTCAACGCACCAGTTGGTGGGGTAATTGTCGTCGAGGTTGGCTTTGTAGGCAAGTTGTTCAAAGGCGCTGTAATCACTGGATTTGTGACAGGCGCGGTTGTTGGTTTGACAGCAGTTAAACCGCCAGTTGGGGCAACTGAAGTGGTAACAGGCTTAGTCACAGGCGTCACTGTTCCCGTAGGAGCTACAGGTTTGGTGACTGGGATGGGAGTCAGGCCCCCTGAAGGGACTACGGGTTTGGGGGCTGTGTCTGTAGGCTTGGTAACCGGTGGAGGCGTCGCTGTAGGGGTAGTGATTGGCGTTAGGGTTCCCGCAGGCTTGGTAATTGGCGTTAGGGTTCCCGCAGGCTTGGTAATTGGTGCCGTGGTTGTAGGAGTAGTGACTGGTTTAGGGGTTCCCGTTGGGATGGTGGTAACTGGCTTTAATGTTCCCGTGGGGGCGGTGGTTACAGTGGGAGTGGTGGTAACTGGCTTTAATGTTCCCGTCGGGGCGGTGGTTACTATGGGGGCGGCGGTAACTGGCTTTAATGTTCCCGTTGGGGTGGCAGTTACAGTGGGAGTGGTGGTAACTGGTTTTAAAGTTCCCGTTGGGGCTGTTCCAGTGTTGACTGGAGCTTTCGTCCCACTGATTATGGCCTTGGCCTCAGCTTCTTTTTGCAGTCTGACTTTTTCGTTGTAGGCGGCTATAGCTTTTGCTTGAGCATCGGCTTTTGCATCTGCTTCGGCTTTCTTTTTGGCCTCAAAGGCGGCTTTATTGTCATCATAGGTTTTTTTCTGCGCGGCAATATAAGCGGCTTTTTTTGCCTCGGCTTGTGCTATTGCCTCTGCTTTTTTGGCGTCTTGTATGGCTTTTTGTTCCGCAAGTTGCTTTTGGCGTTTTTCTTCAGCAATAGCTAGAGCAATTCCTGTAGCCGCCGCCGAAGTACCAGTCTTCGTAATGTAATCACCAATTTGTGTTTGTTTTGGCTCAGGGGTTGGGGTTGGTGGTTTTGGTGTCTCTGATGCGGCCTTTACTTGCGCATCATGATCTGCTAGTATTTTGGCATTGGCTTCGGCTTCTGCCTTACGCATTGCAACCGCCACTTCACGCGCATGAGCGGCATCAAGGTTTTGCAAATCACGTTCACGTTGATCCTTAGCCTCAGCCTCCTCGGCCAACCTTGCGGCATCACCTTGAGTTTTGATGTATGTGTCAAACGTTGTTTTGTCCACCACCGCTTTATCGGCCAGTTGTTCCTTTTCAACTTCTGCAACCTTGGCATCCTCGACAGCTTTTGCATCAGCAATTTGTTTGTCTTGAGCCGCCTTCTCGTCTGCTTCTTGCTTGGCTTTTGCGTTTGCTTCAGCTAAGGAATTGGCGGCGGCTTCTTCTTTAGCTTGTCTTTCAGATTTTTCTTTGGCGTACTCATCCCTAGCCCTTTGGTCAGCGGCCATAACGTCTTGATATTTTTTTTCTTCTTNAGCTTGTATTTCAGCCTTCTNTCTGATTTCATCTTTAAGCTTTTTGTCAGCCGCCCAAAAGTCGTCGTATTCTTTTTTCTCCCGTGCGTCCACTACGGCTTTTGCGTCGGCAATTTTCTTTTGTTCTGCGGCTTCTTGGTTGGCTTTGTATGCCTGAGCGGCCTTAACCTGCGCCTCTTGTTCTCTTAAAACCGCTTGTTGTTTTTGATATGCAACTTCCGCTTCTTGCGTTTTTCTAGAATTTTCCGCAACATTATCTTCAGCTTCTTTTGCTACTCTTGCGGCTTCTTTTATCTCATCATTGATCATCTTTGCGGCATCTTCTGCAATGTCGATGTCAAGAAAAGATTTTGTGGCGGCGACTGTGTCCTCATATTTCTTGTAAGAATCAAGAAACTCTTTTTGAGACGCACCCATATTGTTGTCTGCGTTAGTCAGTTGGTTCAGCGCAAGTTGGTACTCTTGTGATGCGGCGGTGTAGCCACTGCTATTTGCCATCATCAAAAGTTCGTTATTTGCCTGTCTAACTCTATCAATAGCACGTTGTGCGGCATCGTTACTTTCTACAGCATATTTTGCCGCGTCCTCTGCTTGGTCAGCAGTGTATTGACCGTAAGGCCCATTAGCCTTTCCATTAGCATAATCATTATTGACCTGTTTTGCGTATGTTTCAGTTTTTCTAGCTCTATCAATTTGAATCCTAGCAGATGCAACTTCAGCGTCTACTTGTTTTTGTTTATCCTCTAAAGGCTTGGTAAATATTGACATGACTTTTGCCTTGGCACTGTCATATGTAGCTTGCATCTGTTGAAGAGTCTCTGAATTTTTTGTTACTTTTTCGTAGGCTAGTTGGACGTAATGAGCGCCACCAGTTACAAGAGCTGAATTTACAATTGCATCGCCAACATTTTGACCCCGCAAAATTGCGTTTGTTGCCGCAGAAACTGAGTTGGTCATCATTTTTGTACTGACATCCCTAGGGTTTAATCCATACCCGCCTTGGCTTGTTGGCTTGTACAACAAATCAGACATGTAAGTATTTACAGCGCCGCCCACTGCCGCGTTTCTTACTTCTTCGTTTGTGCCCCCCAAAAGTTTTGTGCTTAGCGCGGCAGTTGATGAGCTTGTTAAAACTTTTACCATAGTTGATGGGCCGGGGCCAGTGCCGCTACCAGTTGCAAAATAGTTCATGCCCATTTGAATGACGGCTTTTTTCCAGTCACCCCCATTAAGCACGTTTGTGATTGCAGAGGCGTATGCGTATGGCATAACAGTTGACAACCCCATTGTTAATAGCGTGGGAAACGGATTTTTTACAAAAGCTTTTGCCTGCGCCAACGTAGCCGCAGTAGTAGCCTTTGCAACCTTTACCGTTTGTTGCGCAACCTTGGTTGCCGCTTTGCCAACAGAACTATCCCCACCAACCGATGTGTTTAAGGCGTTACCAATTTTATCAGCTATGCTTGTATTGCCGCTTCCACCAAATCCAGTTGCATCACCAAGTTCACCCCAATTTATTCCCATGATTAACTGCCCCCTTGCAAGTAAATTTTTATTTCTCGCAAGTTTTTAATTTTGCTGTTTTTAACAACGTTTGAAACGTCTATGTCAAATCCAGCTTTGTCAAGAAGATTTATAGCCAACAAAAGGTCTGTGGTGGTATTCAATGTTTCAAAACCACCAAAAGCCATACCCTTGGCAAACTCAACAAAAGCCTCTGCCTGCGTGCGCGGGGGGTCAATGCTGAACACAACGCCTGTGGCAACTTTGGGTTCTTCAATTATGTAAAACAACAAAGAATTACCATGGCGAAGAACTCTGTGTTCTTTTGTTTTTTCAACAAGATTTGCAATGTTCATGTAGACAATTTCCCAATGCTCACCAAAATTTTTGGTGATGGGAGCGCCTTTAATAATCTCTTGTAATGTTGCTTCTTTCATTGTGGCCTCGGATTAACCGCCCCCATCAATGCCGTTGCCCACTCCTCCCAGTTGTCATAGTTGTCGGTGGTTGGAACAGCCTCGTTGGTGAATACATCAATTGCCAAAAGACCATTGCCCCACTGGTGCCAGTCTGTTGAATCTGTAGGTATCGAGAGTTGTTGGGCGGCGTACAGTTCGCACATCAGCGAGGCCCACGAGTTGAACGTGTGGTACCTTGGGTCGTAAACCAGTCCAACTGGATTACTCGTAGCCACGAACGTCTCCTATAGCGCCACTCAACAGCACCTTGCCGAGTTGGTAATCACCACCAGCAATGTTTGATACAAAACGCAATCGCATCTCGCGTCGTTGTTCTTTCATGTCAATTTTTCCAGTGGTTGGTGTAAACACAAACGCGTCGGATATTTTGTCAGCCGATTGCGCATAGGGTCGCCCAGTAATGTATAGCTCCATTTGCCCAGTCTGAACAAAGTCAGGCTCTACACGCTCAAGACGCAACCAACGGTTTACGCCCTGCAAGGATGGCTCTGACGGGCCTCCGCTGACCCAACCAACGTCATTGGTCTCAAACATGCTCAGGATGGCGTCAACGCTCGTTCCAGCCACCAAGTCCACGCCAATTTCATGTTGCCATAGCGAATTAAAGGTCATCAGCGTTCCAACCGTCAACAAGAAGCCTGATCCCACGGGTAGAACAGAGGACAGCACGTCGCCTATTGTGTAATTTTGTCCTCGGTTATTTATTACAACCGTTGTGACAATGCCGCCAGCAACGGTGATTGTGGCTGTTGCACCTGTACCAGTGCCACCAGTAAGAGCGTAAAACTGGTAAGTACCATTGGTGTACAAGGAGCCGCCGTTGGTAAGGGTGACCGCATTAACGCCGCCGCTGGCGTTAGTTTTATAGCCAGCCAGCACTGGGTAGTGAAAAACTTGCGAGAAGTAGCCCGAACAGCGTTGGGAGCCAAGTGCTTCGCCAGCGTCATACCAGCACTTTTCTCGCACGTTGTAAATCACCGCATCGGTGCATTCGGTGGCCTGACCCTTTGGGTAGTACCACCAAATTTCGCCATAGCGAGGCACCTTCATGGCAAACACCTTTTGGCGCTGGTTGTAATTTACGTTATCAAAAAAGTAGTTTTGATTAAAGGTGTTTGGGATCTCTTGAACCGTACCACCGTACAGCAAGAATCGGTCAATTCCGCACCAGTAATAGATGCCGTCATACTCAATCACACCCTGCGAAGACATGATTGAGGTTTGGCTTGAAATGATGTCGTAGCGCCAAAAAAAGGTGCTTGAGGTTACGCCAGTTGTAATTGTGGTTGGCGTAAAACTTACTCGGATCAGCGAATCAAGAGACCAAAACAAGCCTGATGGCGCGTTGGAGCCGCCGCGAACAGGTAGTCCTTTGACAACTTTTGTGGACGTCACGTTGGTTGAGTTTGACGTTGCTGATACAAAATCGTACAAACTTCCTGCGCCTGAGTTGCGTATTAAACCAAAATTTCCATACGTAAATAGGTATGGAAACAGCATGACTGCGCCGCCTGAAACCGACACGTTGTTGTTGATCGTGATGGTTACGGTTCCTGAGCCCGTTGCCGCGTTTGATATGACAAATGTGGTTGCGTTTGTGACCGATACCACCGTTGTGCTGGCAGGAATGTTTGTGCCTGTAATGGTTTGCCCAGCACCAATTAGCAACGTAGAGGCAACGGTTATGGTGGTGGATGTGTTAACGGTGGTGGCTGACAGCGTAAAAACACCAACTTGAGACAAAGTTGTTCCTGTCACTGGGCCAAACAAAACGGGGGTGTTGGTGGTGCTGTCGATTGCGGTGAGGTTCTGCCCCGGGTGCGCAATCAGGTTCGCCACCCCAGTCCCTGACGCATCAAACACCGCATCAAACTGCCACAAGTTGTTTGAGTTTGCCGTAAAGTCGGACAACGTAAAGTCCACAATACCCGCGCCAATTCCGTTTTGGTCAACCGTTAGGGTTTGTACGCCATCCGAGTAGCCGTTGTAAATGACGTTAAAGCCGTTGCGTGGGTCAATAAAAAGACCCCTTGAGGGGCCCGCCCAGTCGTTGGTGATCTGAACGTAACCCGCCATTTTTCGAGGACGCCCGCGCTGAAAGCGCACCCATTCGCCGTCTGTGTAGCATTCTGCATCGACCATGGTTCCATCGCGCTGGATGCCCGGCTTCGTGTCGAGGGCTAAAACCTTATCGGTCATTAAAAAGCGCCCCCTGACACACCACCCGAAAAGGTTCCTGTCCCCGTAATTTCAAGGCCAGTCGCCCTTGTGTTTGACACTAACACACCTAGAATGGCAATACCAAACTGGCCCGCCGCAGGTCGATAAATACCAGTAGTTGGCTCTGAAGCAAAGTACACCGCAGGGTTTGTCACCGTTCCATCGACCATTGCAATGACTGTACTGCTCACAGTGGTCGTGTTGGCGTTTAAGAAGTTGGTGCCATCACAAATTACAGTTGCCTGAGTGTTTGTTGGCACCGTGACAGTGGTTCCAATTGTGGTTCCAATCGTTAACGTAAAAGCGCCAGTGGTTTGGTTGCTGATGATGTACAGGTTGACCACAGGTGGAAAATAAACCGTAACGTTAGCTGTAAGAGCGCCAGTGTATTTTTGGATGGTGTTGGAGGCCTCTGACGCCGTTAGGGTGTATGTGCCAGTGGTGACCACCTTGGTGAGCGCGGTAAAGGAAAATTCTGTGCTTACGCCGTAGCCTATGGTGATGTAGGAGGTGCCAGTGCAGATGATGAACGCCGAGTCGCCGGGCTGAAAAGTCTTCGCCGACGCAGTCCCATCCAACAACTCACTGCTTGTAGTGTTTAACAGCAATGTGCCCGTGCCATTGTTTTTCAGTAACGTAAACCAGTTGTTGCTGAGGGTGGACGCCAAGGGCAGGTAGGCATTGGTTGCGCCACCCGAGGTTGGCCAAGCCAGCGCTTGAGCGCGGTCTGATGCCTGAAAGGTGTAGTTGGCGGTAAGGGTGGTTACGGGGTGGCTTTGGTTCAGAGTCAAACCACTGGCCAACAAGCCATAGCCCGCAAGCGTAGCGGCATCAGCGGAGGAGGTGCCAGTACCAAAGGTAAAGATGCCCCAAATACCACTGGAGGTGGAATTGTTTGTCAGGTAAATGTATCGGGCAGTTCCTGCCGTCACCGTTGCAATTGTGTTGCCGTTGTAATCGGTCACCGTTATCGTGAAAGCACCAACATTTCGTATCAAGGCATCAGTGCCAACCGACGCTTGATCAGCAGGTGGGAACTTCAATTGCGGAACCGAACTTGCCGCCTGAATGTCCATGATCCGCGCACAAACATCATTGCTGTCTGAACCATTCGCTGGCCAAACAAGTTGCAGGGTAGAGGCCAGCGTGTACGAAACATAGCTGACGTCAGTTGGGACAATAACGTCGCCTGTAAATGGGCTTATGTATGAGGTCATTATGAGTCAATCGCTATGGCTTGACGGTCAGCAAGCCGTCGCTTATCTTCTTCCTTCAAGGTGCTGATGATTTGCGTGTACTGTGCTTGCCACATTTGTAAACGCTCGTCGTTCTTGAGGAAAGGCATTGCTTGCAAAAGAGTTCCATACAGCATGGCTTGCGGCGCATATTGTGTGAACCAGTTGGTTTGGTTGTTTGTGTCCAAGGGCTGAACGCGCTCGTAGTACACGGTCTCAACGCTGTAAGCGGCGTCAGGTGTGGGGGCTATCAGCCAATGGGTGTAATCGTAGTCACCGTAAAACTTTGGCTGATCAGTAGTTGTGGTGCTTGGCCAATACCCCCGCAAATACTCGTACTTGCGCAAAAACAAGGGGGTGCGCTCACCATTGACAATCATCGTCATTGACACCGTTTTGTGCCAACGCGCAGGTTTTGGAACAATTGATTGAGATGTAACTAGCGAAAATGTACCTACGTTTATGTTCCCCAAAAACTTCATGTCAGCGGCAAGCACCTGCTCAGCCAGCATGATAAAGGTGGGGATGTAGGCAATAGTGACGGCGTCAGTGCGCTCTAGATACGCCTCAACGCTAGTGACTAGGTTGTCATATGTTTGGGCTACGGCGGTTGCCATCCTGAGGCTCCTTTTTAACCAACATTACGCTCAAAATGGGGACAATCGACAAGCGATTTGAAATTGCCTCCCCAGCGATTTTTGGGGTTCAAAGTTTCCCAATAAGCACCCAGCGGCGCGAGGATGCTCTTGTCCCATATTATCTTCCCATCCCTGAAGAAGTTCAAGTCTCCAGCGCACCGTTTCAGGTGAATGGAATTCATGGTCTTTGAGCGGCCTGTTTTGAAGTAAATGGCTTGCTGTTCGGGGGTGCGGGCAACTTCCCCAGCGGTCACAACAAAGCCCTGCTCTGTGGCATATTGAACCAGTTTGCAAAAGTCCAGCAAGAATGCGGCTTGTTCGGTGCTTAAGCTCATTTTTTGCTCCTCATATCTGCAAGTTTTTCAACCGTGCGCCCACCAAAGTAAGCGCCCATGATTAACATTCCCCAGTTGCCCAGCAACGTGACGTAGGACTCATTTGCGTTGTGGCCGTAAGCAGACATCATGGCAAAAATGAAATAGCCCACAAAGATGGCAATTAAGCTCATGGGGCGTATATTTTTTGACAACCAAGAGTCAGATGTCATATCGGCTTGCCAACGATCTGTGATGTTGTCAGCGTCGTTTTGAGCGGCCTTGGCCAGCAACTCAAGTTCAGCCAATTCCATCTTGGCCTTTTCAATACCAAGCTCAAGCAGGCGCTCTTCATGCTCAAACTGAAGTTGGCGCAAATTGCTGACATCTTCGGGTGTCGGATCGTCAGGTATCTTTACACCCAAAGTCTTTTCGACCACCTCCTTGCCCTTGGCTTGGATTGCGCTGGACAGTAGCGTCAGGCCATTTGTTGCAAGGCTACTCAGTAGGGTTGCGACTATTGGAATCATTTTTTCTTTCCTTTTCGATTTTTTGCCTGAGTTTTTCCATTTTTTGAATTTGGGCTTGAGCTTCTTTTTTGGTTTGCAACACGTCCATATACAGCATGCCAAGCAGAGGGAGCGCGAACACCGCCAAAATTAACGCCGCCAGCCACCCCATCACTAGCTCCCAGTCCTGCTTAGGAGGGTTAGGAGTAGCCACAGGTAGAGGAGGAAAAGCAAAGTCGCTAGTAGGTACGCCTGCCTTTCGTTTGAAAGGCGCTCCTCTTCCTTGCGTTGCCATGATTGTTCATCCCGTTTCTTTCTTGCTTTGTCCTGCTCTGCCTTGATGATGTCCCGTGTTGCAAACGTGCGGCTGTACAGAGCCCCCATCTCGGCTGGGGCACCGTATACCATCGCCTCTCTTATTTCTCGCTCCAAAAGGGCCATTTGGTCTTGGGCCATGATTCTGTGGAGGGCGGCTTCCATCAAATTTGCATCAGGGTCATAGACGTTTTTTGATCGCTCCTCTTCAATGCGAATTGTCTCAGCCAATTGTTCCTGCAAACGAAAGAAAGTGCTCAATTGACTCACAATATCCGAGAGCACTTTTGTCTCGTCGACGGCTACATATTTTTCCTTTTTTCGCGTCGCTTGCGCCACAGGCTCTTCTTTGGTTCCGAAGAGCTTGGCCCAAAAACCTTTGGCCTGTCGGGCAACACCAGCAGTTTCTTCAACAATGGACTTGACCTCCATGAAAGCGGTTTTCGCTTGCTTGTACAAAGCAGTACCTTGCTGGATTGCAGTAACACAGGCTCGAGCGGCCAGCAAGATGGTGAGCGGGTCGATTTCATAGCCCCAAGAACTTTTTGATGAACTCGCCAGCCACGCCCGGGCCAAACAGCACGCAGATAATCACCGCGTACAGCAGGTACTCAATCTTGGTCATACGCTTATCGCCGTTCCGCAAAGAGCTTTCAATACTGTGGTATCGCTCTGTGCAGACGGCTTCGTGCACGGCCAATTTGATTTCTGTGGCAGTGGTGGTGTTATCCATGCTTCTTCACAAAGGGAGGCGGCCAAATGCGGTTTTCGTCAGCTATGTGAGCCTGTGAGGCGTATGGGTCGTCAACGGCCACTGTAGGCTCTGCTTGAGCTTGTGGTTGAGCTTGTGCCTCAAGAACATTTTCTTCTTCAGATTGTGTGTTTTCTTCTTCAATCATTTTTTACTCCTCGGTGGGTGGTTGAACCTCAGGTGCTGAGCCTGCTCTTTTTTCTTCTTGCTGGACATCAACCGCTTTTTGGATCTGTGCCATCAATTGGAAAACTTCTTGGTAGGGCTTTGTGCCCAAGTACCCAACAATTTGATTTGCTGTTTCAAGTGTGAACCAAACTTTTTCTACCATTTTTGTTCCTTAAAGTTAAACGGGTTTTAAGTTTAACCTTTTATAAAAAGGCAATGAAATAGTAGTTGCGTCCTGCGGTATTCAGAATGGTGGTTGAGGCCATGGTGAATCCCAAGGTGGTTCCAAGGCATACGTCACCCAAGGTTGCGTTGTTTGCCGCGCCTGACAAGCGCATGCGGTAGTTGCTACCTCCTGTCATGCCCATGCTGGCCGTAAACATAACAGTTCCATCAGTACCTGACCCATCGGTGATGATGACGGTGGATGGCTGAAATCCAATTAGAATTTCTTGCGAGGCCGACGCCCCGGGGTAATACCCGACGTTCACAAACCCCGCCCTACTGCACCACGCAAAAGCATGATAACCAGCGTTAGAGGTATTTACTAAGGCACTTGTTCCACATGTAATTGTGGTGGCCGTTAAAGCTGTGTTGTTCCAAACCGTTGTGTCTGTTACTGCGGCATTGGCCCCTGAAATATCTATATATTTATCTACACCAAGGGCATTGTGAAACAAGATTGTGCTGGTATTTGAAATGTCTGTGTTTCTTACCCACATGTAAGTGGGTATGTCTCCTAGCTGGTGATAGAAAGTTCTAACAGTTCCAGTTCCTGACCACATGGGCGTGCAGTGAATTCTTGGAAATTGAACACCATACAAAATAGCGTGCGATTGGGTGCTAACCAACCCAGCAAACTCAAAGTTTCTACCGTCATATCCCGATGAAGCTTGCGTGCCTCCAGCGGTGGCGTTCATGCCATAGTATGGGCTTGGCAAATTAGCGTCTGAGCATCGAATAAATTGTTGATTCCTTGTATACAGCCTTGCGGCAACAGCGTTTGTTCCAACGCCCGAAACAACCAAAACAAATGTGTAATAAAAAGGGTAGTTGTTTGTGTTTCCTATGTTATATGTAGACGTTGTAACGCCTGAGGCAATCAATGCAGATTTAGCCCCTGCGTAAAAAGGCCTAGCATTTGGTATGTCTATATTAAAGTCAGAGGGTTCAAAAAACCACACAAACCAAGCATGGCTTCCAGTGCTACTAGAGTCATTGCGCCCAGCAATTCCACCAGCGCCTGCGGTTCCAAAATTTGAAAATTGAATGGTTGGAATAGTTCCACTGGCGGGAACCATAAATCCGTAGGTGATGGAGCCCGGCACCATGCCGCCCGTAAAGGAAGTGGTATGCCCATTTGTCCAACTACAAGCTGTGGCGGTGTTTGAGTTAACAACAAGCCAAATTGCTTGGGTCATTTGAGCTTGATTACCTACGGTTACGGCGTCTCTATTGTTTTTATTGCCTAAGGTTGGCCAACTGGTGGTTTGGGATCCACCCGCAAGTATCTGCTGATTATTGCTACCAAACACAGTTGATGAGCTATTACCATCCCAACAAAATGCGTTGTATATGTTGCCAGTAATATTTTGCGAACCCGCTGACCCCGCCGCTCCAAGATATAAAAGGCCACCGCCAAATTGCGCTTGCCACCTACCTGCTATAGCAGTTGGAGTTTGACCACCAGAAAAAAACCCCCACGCATTTGAAGTTGAACTATTCGGCTGACCCATCACGAGAGTTCCCGCAGTGGTATTTGCAACAAAAACTAATCGAGGATTAAGAGTATTTGATGCCGCGACAAAGCTGATGGTTCTTGCGGTATTATTTCCTGTGTATTGAACACAAGAAAAGGCTTGGCTGTTTTGAAACAAAAAATAAATCAAGACGGTGTCGGTGCCAACGGTTGTGCCCGAAAAAAAGGTTCCCAGCGTAATTGATGTGTTTGTGTTAGCGGTGAGGCTGTTTGCGTTTACAGTAGTAGTCCCCACCCCGTTGATGTAGCTACCAACACCCACAAGTGAAGTTACTATGTTGTATCCACCACCGCCTGTAATTGAGGTCGAGACGCCGCCCGTAATCGTAGCTAGTTTGTACACCCACATTGCGTAGCCAGCGGTGGTAAGAGTCAGGTTGGGAAAATTTAACGTAATTGATGCGTTTCCCGTCATCCGAATCACGCCATGAGCGCGGTTATTTTCCGCAGGCGTGCCTGTAAACGTAAGTGGTCTTGGCGTTGTCTGCCCGTACCCTTGTGCGCTTACCGCTCCCTTAGATTGAAGTATTGGCATGGTTATGCATACCTAGTTTGTGACGCAACAATGTTGTAGGTTGGCGTTATCGAAGTTTTTGTAATTGTCAACGTGTAAACATCAATTGAGTTTGCGTTACCAGCGGACGGTGCAACGGCATTTAGCCATTTTGGCGTTTGCGCAACTCCATCAATCTGAGTTGCTGATTGAAAAAATGGCGTTGCGCCGTTGGTTACCATTACAGCCAAGGTAATTGTTTGGTTAATTGCCATCAGACTGTTAAAGGTGGTTACGCCATTACCTCTAACGTTCAGTGTCCAGTTGTTTGTGGCGTTGCCTGTTACGTACAAAACAGTCTGCGTAATTACATCGTATGTAGCCGTGGCCGTAAGCGGGGTTGCAGTAATTGTGGTGGTTTCAATCAAACCAGTCACCACTGCATTTGCGCCAATTGAGCCAGCGCCAAAGCTTAGAGTGCCTGCGCCATCAGTCTTCAAAAACTGATTAGCACTACCGTCCGCAATTGGCAAGACAAGCGTGAGCGTGCCCGAGACGCCCGGCTTCAGCGTGATGACGCCAGCATTTGAGTTGTCAAAGTTAATAGCCATTAGTAGGATACCTCAGTTGCAATTACGGTTGCGCTCCAACGAATAGTCGTTCCTGCTTGGCCAGTTGCCGTGATTGTTATAGCGCCAGTTGTTGTGTTTGCAGTGACCGCCACATCCCAAGTTGAGGCTCCCGCGTCTGCGGCCAATACATTTTTGGTCAATGTCCCAACAAGTACGTTTGTGTTTTCGGTTGCGCCTTTCTTGGCGGCTCCTTTAAATTCCCAAGCCTTAGCGTTTGATGCGCCCGTAATGCCGCAAGAAATCAATATGGTAAAAGTAGAGATTCCATTCAATGGAACATAGTATTGGTTTGTTGAGGCGGCTACAGATGTGTTGGATCGCAAAATTGTTGCGGTTGCATCAGTTGTTTGAACACCAACCGTAACAAAGCCCATTTGGGTGTTACCAAGGGCGCTTGCAATGGGCGCATTGGGTGCAAATGCTCTATACCCAACCACGGCACGAGAGGTTGCCCAAGCGCCAACCGCCATAGATTGGACTGCGTTTGCGGTGCTGTTTGTTCCATGAACAAGCGCATAAGAGCCTGATGCGGTGTTTGTGTCACCACCAATGACAACCGCATATGTGGCATTTGCAGTATTGTTTTGACCGCCAAGTATTCCAGCGTTGTTGGAGCTTGCGACCTGCGCGGCAGAGGCGCGAACCAATTGAAAATCAATTGCGTAATTTCCGCGCTTGTTGCCTCCTGTGACTGTTGCGTCAGGAATTGCAAGCAGGAATGCACCCACGCCTTTTGGCACCAAGGCAATGTCTGCCGAAGCCACAGCCGCTGTTGCGGTCAGGGCGTTGGCGTAAATTGTTGCATTTGGTGCAATAATGTCTTGTGAGGCGGTAAATCCAGTCAGCCCTGCGGCGGCGGTAGCCCAAGCGGGGTTGGCGGCGGCACCGCCAGTGGTGAGCACTTGACCGTTTGTCCCGGGGGCCAACGCCACCCAAGTTGACGCATTGCGATACAAAATCTGACCTTGCGTTGCCGCCGTCAATCCGTTGTCAATCAGCGAGGACAGCCCTTGCCACGATGGTGCTGTTCCACCCGAATTTACTGCGCTGATTTGATACGCAGTACCGATGGCAAGTTGCGTTAAGGTTGTTGCCGCGCTTGCATAGAGTGTGTCGCCAATTGTGTATGTAGCCAGCCCTGTGCCACCCTGTGCTACGGTAACAGTTGTGCTTGCATCAAGTAATCTAATCCACGCACTGCTGTGAGCAAAGTACATTGCCCCATCTGAATGACTGTGCGCCAAGGCCCCGTGGTAGGTGGCCGCAGATGGAAAAGCCGCTTGGTTGGCAAAGTAAAAAGGAATAGTGCTTCCAACTTGCGGCGCGACAATTGCACCTGTTGCAGACACAGTTACAAGGCTGTTTTTAAGCAACTTGCCTGTTGTAGTGTCAAACAAAGCAATTGCAGTGTCAGTAGCTGAGGCTGGGCCAAATACATCGCCACCACCACCACCACTGGCATTGATAGTTTGATTTGGCCAAGTGCCAGTTACTGTGATATTTGTGCCTGCAACAATAGCGGGAGTAGCAGTTCCAGTACCGCCATTTGCTACCGCTAAGGTGCCTGCAAGCACTATTGCGCCTGTGCTTGGCGTGTTTGGTGTAAGCCCTGTGGTGCCTGCGCTAAACGACGTTACGCCGCCTGTTGACGCCGCCCAAGTGGGTAAGCCACCCGCCAACGTCAATACAAAGCCATTGGTGCCTGCGGTAAGCTTTGCAAGCGTGTTTACGGCTGAGGCGTAAACTAAATCGCCAGCGGCATACGTACTAAAACTTGTTCCACCATTTGCCGCAACCAAAGTCCCCGCAACAGTCACCGCGCCACCAGTTGCTGTGCTTGGCGTCAAGCCAGTCGTGCCAAACGTAATTGTGGTCACACCACCTGAAATTGCCAAAACAGCGCCTGTGCCGTCTTTGTAATAAATCTTGCCGTCTGTGTAGTTAAGCGCAAGTTCGCCAAGGGACAAGTTTGCCGCTAAGGGCTGTGCCAAGGCCGTGCCGCTTGAGTATAGTTTTATGGGCGTGTAGCCTACCTGTGCCATGTTTTTCCTTTAGGTGGGGCCGTATTTGCCCTCGTAATCGGGAGACTGATTATCGACTTGGGTCAATGTGCTATCAGGTCGCGGAAAACGAAGATTGATGCGCTCGGTTTGTCGGGCGGCTTGGCGGTAGGGGTCTAGCTCGTCTTGACAACCTTGGTCGCAGACGCGGAGCCCGGGGAAGTTTGGGTCGCTCTGCAACTGCACCAAAGCACGCTTCATCTTGCATCTATCGCAAACAGCGATTGCAAGCGTTGTAAGCCCTTCGGTGTTTAGGAAGACTGGCATGCGTTACCTTGTGTAGACCGAAATGTTGGGAGCCCAATATATGGGTGAATTATCCCTCTCTTCTTGCTCCGCTTCAAGCTGATATCGAGCGGCTTGGGTCTCGAGGTACTGGGTACGCGCCATGTCGACGTTTGGCATTTCCATGGACATGCGGTGCGACAAATTCATCAGGACTGCCTCATACCACCGTTGGGGTATTTCCACCTCGCCATAAAGCTGGCCAACGTCCATGATTTGACGCGAATACCATACCGTTGCCTGCACAAAGTTGGTACTTGGAACAGGCCATACGTGCATTTGTGGGAGCGGAATGGTGCGATCAAACCAAAACTGAAAGGGCTGATTGGCGGTGAAATTCTTGTTTGGCAGGTTGGTGTAGTCGTCGCGGTTGAGGCGAGACATTTGAACTTCGAGGGAGCTTGTGCCAAAGTAAAGCTCTCGCAAGGCCAAAATGGTGGCTCCAGTGGCACGCATGCGGTAGTAGGAGACAGAGGCTCCCGGGTCAATGTCCTGCCACACCCACTGCTTATCTGTCACCACAACCGAGGTTCCCGTGTACAGCGTAGTCCACGTTATTCCATCCAATGAGCTTTCAAAAACGTAATTTATCGTCTGTGATCCCCCGCCCGCCACGTATGGCATGAAGCCAATTGAGCCAATGTAGTAGGGGTCGCTGAGACCGTAATCAATTGCAATGTTGCCCGCCGCTGATGTTTGCAAACAGAAAGTCTCTATGTCCTCATCAAAGGCGTTTGCGGCAATGCCGCCAGCCGAGGAGCTATAGGTGCCAGTTGGCCTAGTCATAGTCCTGTACAGCACGTTCAGGGCNTCCACAGCGCCAAGCGGCAGGCTGTAGATGTACTCGTTTGCCTTGAGCCCAATAACCACCTTGCTGATGCACCAATACTGGATGCCTCGGTTTATCAGGTGGCTCAGGAAAAAGTACAGGGACTCGCGGGCAGACTGAACCTGCTCAGAGGTCAGTTCCTCAGCCAATTTGCCGCACCGACGCGCCCCATGGTCAATCAGGGTCTGTACGTCGATTACGGTGGTTCCAACAGTTCCTGAGTAAGCCATGTTTTAAAACCGTGAGTTGGAATTTTTCTTTGCAGTGGTTATTTTGCAATTAGCCAAGTTAATGCTCCCGCCTTTTTTCATTCCAACCTGAGGTGGTCTTAATGGCTCACCGCCCCGTTGCCTTGGTGGTGGTGGATTTAATTTCGGTGGNATTGGCGTTGACCGAGGTGGCCTAGGCGGCGATGGCCTAGGCGGCGATGGATAAGGTGGCGATGGATAAGGTGGCGATGGCTTTATTGTCTTAGGTA